TATTTATAGGCTTTTCTAAAGGTTTTGTTCCGTGGATGTTCCGTGGGATAAAATCTTTATTATTTTTTCATTGTCTGATACTTCTAATTCTTTAATAACGTGAGCATACGTCTGCATAGTCACTGTGGGGTTAGCATGCCCTAATCTTTTACTTACTGAAACGACTTGAACCCCTTGCGACAATAGGATACTTGCGTGTGTATGCCTTAAACTATGAAATCTTATTTTTCTCTCGATATTCGCTTTTTTTAGTGAGTTATCGAGAGTTTTTTTAACTCCGTTATTAGTGATATCGTGGAACACTCTTTCCGTATCTTTTGGGAGTTGGAACAATAGTTCCATTACTTCACTCGGAATGATAATAGTTCTTTTTGCATTTTTGGTTTTACCATCAGTAAAATCTCTAGTGTGCAATGAATCGAATCCTTTTTCGATTTTTACAGTATTCGTTTCTTTATCCAAATTATCCCATGTTAAACCTAAACATTCTCCAAAGCGCATTCCGCTTACCATTGCCAAAAGGATAATATAGCGGGATTGATGTCTAGGGTTTATACCGTCTAATAATGCTGCATGCAGTCTTTGATATTCTTCAAAAGATAAAAACTTACTTTCTTCCGTAAACGCTCTTTCATCATTTCCCTTAATCTTGACGAATTCACATGGATTATACATAAGGACTCTAGTTTGAACAGCATGTTTGATAGCGCCACTGGTGTAGGTGTGATATTTAGCCACAGATTCAGTCGATAGCCTTTCAGCCAATTTATTAATATAAGCTTGATAGCTATCATGGGTGATATCCTTGAGCATGACATTAAAATTTTTCCGAACATAACGAATGATCATATCTATACGCTTAGAGACGCCCAGTGAAACAGTTCCGTCTTTGTAGAGTTTTTTCCAATTCTCCATATAATCTGCAAGCAGCATTCGCTCTTTGGCAAAATTCTTTCCTTGCAGCATCTCATTTTCACGTAGAATGGAAGCATCCTTTGCTTCTGCTTTTGTTTTAAATCCACTCTTGGATACTGCTTTTTGCTTTCCGTTCTCGTAATAGTAGACCTTATATGTCCATGTTTTGCCACGTTTGTATATACTTGCCATAATTCACCTCCGTTTCCAAACGTACGTTCTTTTTGAGATAAAATAAATAGCCTTAACAGGCTATTTATTTTATAAAAACTTTTTAACCGTCGAAGTTAAAATGTCTGAACAGTTAACGATATCGAGTGGTGTTGAAATTTCGATAGTAGTATGTTCTTCATCATTAAATTGTAGTTTGAATTTATTGTTAACTGTATAAATACGCATAATCCACTTGCGAATATTATCATCTAAAAGCACATTAAAATAACTTCTATTGTCTCTATAGAATATTCGTGATGGGTCCACCACATCTTTTAATACAATTTTTGTAGTTGTGTAAGCTTCTAATTCTTCGGAAGTCGTTACTATTTCAGAATCTTTATTTGAGACTTCATCTTTTACTTCTTCCGTATCTGGAGTGCTAGAAATTTTAGTGTCCACATTAGTATTTAAAGCTGCACTCAACTTTTCGTTTACACGTTCGCTAATGAATTGAGAAAAGCCCTTTTTAACGATTGCTCCAAATTTTTCAAGTGTATTTTTGGTTTTAGTACCTTCATATATTTCGCCAACGATATATTTAACAAAAGATTCATCGGGGTCAGTCAATTGCTTAGATAAATGATTTTTAAGACTATTTAAGTATTTTAGTTCTGAAGCAGATGATGTTATTTTATCAACGTCAAAATTGTCTTTGTGGAATTTAGCTATCTCAGCGATTTGAACATCTTTAATTTTAGTAATATCTATTGTTAAGAATGGAGTAGTATCCATTTTGTTAGGTTCATCTAGATCGGTGTAAAATTTATATTCTTGTCCATTTGTTAAAATTCCAAATTTTGAAGTAGTAGTACCAAAATATCTAAATAATTGCGAATCATGTTTTGTAAGTTTTTCTGATATAGATTTAGCTTCAATTAGAATTACAGGGGTATCGCTGATTTTAATCGCATAGTCTACTTTTTCACCTTTTTTAATCCCAAAATCTGCAGTGAATTCAGGAATAAATTCTAGTGGGTTAAAGATATCATATCCTAAGATTTGAAAGAATGGCAAAATTAGAGAAGTTTTAGTTGCCTCCTCTGTATTGATATTATCTTTCAATGTAAGTACCCGTTTCCCTAAATTCTTCAATTGTTCTGACAACACTTCTAATTCCATTGTTTTCCTCCTTAAATGTAATTTTGCATATCCTCTTTAATTCCATATATAGTCTTTAGGACTTCAAACGTTTCTACAGGTTTTTGATATTGTTCTTCATATAAACATTTCATTAATTCACACGCAAACATATCTGCTTCTCGTTCTAATTTTCCTTTTCCACCAAAAGTAGCGGAGTAGAATCCATTCAACCCATAATGATCTATAGCATGCTTTAATTCATGTGCCATGACGTAGTATTTAAAAGAAATGTCTTGTATATCTTCGTTAATTAATATTAATGGTGTATCTTTTTCGGAAGATACAAGTATTCCTTTTAAATCATTAGGTAATACTTTGAAATCATATTCGATTCCTAAATAGTCCGCTATTTCAAACGGGTTAGCCGTATTGTAAGTACTAACTAACTGATTCACTTCCAATAATCATTCCTCCTTGCCTTTTTTTATTCGTTCCCATAGCATTGCACGTATCATTCCGTCTAATTGCATTTTATCTTCTTCAGATAGTTCTACGCCATTATAGGACATAACAACACTATTCCGTTTTAGTGCCTCATCAAAAACAATAACATCGTCTTTGGATGCCCATGTTGGAGCTTCAGTCTCAACTTCACCAATTAAAGCTAATGGACTGATTTGTAAAATTTTTGCATATTTTAAGATTTTATCTCTACCCATGTTATTTATCATGCCGTTTTCCCATTTGCGAACAGTACTTTTACCAACGCCAACGTAATTTCCGACATCTTCTAAAGTTAGCTTCAATGATTCTCTTTGAGCCTTTAAATCAAGCATTTTAACCGCCCCTTTCATAATGAAAGAATACCATTAAAGTGTCCTAGAAACAACTAAATTCACTCAAAAAATAAAAAAAGTTTCAAAAAAGACACATTTATGTGTTGACACGGTTATTTGCTTATGATACTATGAACGTGTCCTAAATGACACAACAAGAAATGAGGTGAAGTAAATGAACTATAATTTGTTAAAAGCAAAAATTGTGGAGAGGGGATTAAAGGTGGAAGATTTTATTGATAAAATGGACGAGAATATCAATGGAACATTCACTAAAACAGTGTATCATAGCAGAATGAACGGAGCGGTTTCTTTCCGAAGAGAAGAAATTGTAGCTTGTAAAAACATCCTAAATTTATCAGATTCTGAAATTATGGATATTTTTTTTAAAGAGTAAGTGTCCTTAAAGACACAATTTTAAGCCGGAAAGGAGTGAATTAAATGGAACAATCAACGCTTGATTATTACGAAATAGTATTCTTTGAAGTCGTAAAAAGAAACCCAGAAAAATTTGTTGGGCTAATAAAACCGTTTATCGACTCGAGAAACAATCAAAGGTGGATAACGACTGAAGAGTTGTGTGAAGCAATTGGAACAAGTGCCAGCTCATGGCACAAGAGTGAAATTAGAAACCATCCTGTGGTGGTTGCAGCAAGAAGAACGGATACACGCCCATACAAATATCAAGCGAGCATGATTGATGAAATTCAAAGAGTATGGGACGGAAGGAGAAGACGATGAGAACAGAACGAAGATTAAAGAACACAGTGCAATTCAAGAAGTTCTTAGCTTGGTATATCAAATGGCTCGGAATTACATTCGGATGTGTTAGTGCATTTCTAGTGATGGCATTGATGGTGCTGTTGTTTGTAGGAAAGGCGGTTGAACAACACCAAACAAAAGTGGATTTGATTAGAAGTGAGCAATATGTGGAGCCTGACTTTCAAGATACATGGAACAAAAAAAGCCAGCGCGGCAACGCTGACTAAATATAAATATCCTAAGGAGATTATAACATGGATCAACGAATAATGAAACAGCATAGTGCTTACCTTGAATCACCTGAAGATAAAGTGTGGGGTTATGACTGGAGAGGACAAGAAATTTACTTCGGTGATTCCTACTACGAGATTGAAGGGGATTACGTTTGCGAAGATGATATCGACGAATATTTGAAAGAAGCGTATTTAACCACTTCGCTCAAGATTGCGGGTGAGTAAATGGAAGATGTGTATTTAAACGATGACCTACTGGATTCAAAACTGCAAAACGTTTTATACGCTAACAAAGTCATCGGACAAATCAGAATGAAGAATGATTCATACGAGGTATATCTATACGAACCTCAAATAAGAAAAACAAGGGTTAAAACCTACGAGGAGGTTGAAGAAATATTAAAAAGCGTATCGAAATCATTAAAAGAACAGAATCAAAAGTAATTTTAGATATTGATGCGGACTTTGTAAATCCGCTAATTTTTGAACAATACATGGATTATGGAAAAACAGTGGAGGATGCAGCGATGGCGATAGTGCAAAATATCCCAAACGTGAAATCATTCCACATCGCGCCACAAGGAACACAGAAAGGAATGTTTTATAAATGAATTTATATGAATTAAGTTTAGCGTTTCAAGACGTACAAAATATGGATTTAGATCCAGAAGTAATGAAGGATACATTAGACAGTATCAACGATGCCATCGAGAGCAAAGCAGAAAACATTGCTAAGCTTGTTCGGAATCTCGAATCAGATGTAGCTGCCTACAAAGAAGAAGAGGACCGTTTAAAAACAAAACGTCAAGCTACAGAAAATAAAGTGAAATGGTTGAAGACATATTTAGAAGACAACATGAAACTAACTGGAAAGACTAAATTCAAATCCGGAATGTTTAACTTCTCGATTCAAAAGAACCCAGCTAGTGTGAACATCACTGACGAAAAAGCTATTCCAGAAGAGTTTCTAATCCCACAACAACCAAAAGTGGATAAGACTTCATTAAAAGAAATCTTGAAGAGAGGAATTGAAGTTCCAGGAGCCGAATTAAAACAAACGGAAGGATTGAGAATTAGATAGCATGAGAATTCTAGCAATCGACCCTTCTAGCAACCAAAAGAACACATCGACCACAGGAATTGTTTTATTATACAATGCGAAATTAGTCGACTATTGGGTTGTGAGTTATGGCATTTCTGGTTTTCGAAAATGGATGGAAGACATCGGTGAAGATATCGAATGTGATGTCGTTGTGATCGAGAAATTCGAAGCTAGGGACAACGACAAATCAAAAGACAATTCGGTATTGCAAACCATCGCTTATATACAACTACATTTCCCAGACGCTATCTTGCAGCGCAATGCAGGTTATCAAACGGATATCCCGAATGAATTACTGAAGCGACTTGGATTGTGGAAGTTTGAAAAGAGCCATCACCAAGATGTGCGTGCAGCAGCAAGACTCGGACTGTTCTGGGCGATGAGAAATGATATCAAAGAAGTTATTGATGATATTGGCAATGTGGTGCATGAGTATAGCAATAACACTAAAGTTTTATGAAAGAGGAGGATTTAATATGATTCCGAAGTATAGAGCGTGGGATAGAATGCGAAAAACAATGAATTATAAAATCTTGGTAGGAAATTGTGATACAGATGACGAAAACTGGACTTGTCCTATTATTTGGATTGAAGAAGCAAAAGATTGGTTACACTTTGATGATTATAAATATATCATGTTATCGACAGGTCTGGTTGATAAGAACGGACAAGAAATTTTTGAGGGGGATATAGTTGATTACAAAGGCAGAAAAGCAGTTATCAAATGGCATGGTTCTTATGCAAGTTTTATTTACAGATTTATAGATGAATCGCAAGACAGAAAGCCGGAGTGGAATCCTCTTTATTTAGCTTACATGAAATGTAAAATCATTGGAAATATCTACGAAAACCCAGAGCTTTTGGAGGTATAAAATTTGACGAATATAATTTTAAGAAAATGGCAAAAGGAGGCACTATCCCGAAGTTCAAGATTAACCAATGGAATTTTTCTTGAAGCTTTGGGAGGTTAAGGCAGAGGAAAAACTATCTGTGCTTTAGCCATCGCTAAACAAAAAAATGCTAAGAAAATCATCATCATGAACAATCGACTTTCGATTCTTGAAGGTTGGAAAGATGCCATCAAAAAGATGAATTTTGATTCAGATGTTGAGTTTATCATTTCAACTGACAGAAGTATTCAAAATAGGTTAAAAAAAGGCTCAAAATTCAACTGTGACGTGTTGATTATTGATGAGTGGCAGAATATGTCATCAGAGAAGCAAGTGGCCTTATATCGTCGCATAAAGCGAAAATACACGATAGGTCTTTCAGCTACTCCAATTCGAAAAAAAGGACAAAATTTCTACCCACTTGAAAAAACAATTTTCGGTTTTGCAAATCCAAACAATAAATTTGATTGGCAAAAAGCACACGGAAAAATGGTTTATGATCCATTCACTTATTCGAAAGAAAAATGGGAGGATTTTAGAGACTATGAACGCTACGTTAATAATCTTCCGAACTTCTTTAGATGGGAAGAAATCGAAGAAATCGAAAACGCTGTTGAGAACAACGGTTACGAAATTAAATTTTATCCAGTAACTGTCGAACCTGGTAATCCCGATATGTTGGACAAGTTTAGAAAATTAAATCTTGTGACCGTAAACGGTGAGACAGCGATGGCGAAACAATCTTTTGGACGGAACACGTTTGAAAGATACCTCAATCAAGCAGGAGTAGAAGTTGATTTCCCGAAAATCAAACCAGTGAATGCAGATACTCCGTTGATGTTAAAACTCGATGGATTAATAAAAAGAGCACCACATGACATGCTGATTGTCAGCAAGTCGAAACAAATCGTAAACGTCATCAAAGAACGACATCCTCACATTGGAATCTGGACCGGTAACGTCCAAGAAGGACTTGATAGAAAAGTAGTAGTTGCTACAAACCAGGTTCTTGGAGTCGGAGTTGATGGCTTGCAGCACAAATATCAAACAATCGTTGTTTTAGATCCAGTCGAAGAAGGTTCTGGAGAATATGACGATTACCGCCAACTACTTTGGCGAATAACAGGAAGTAGACAACAACACGATGTAAACGTGATTGAATTTTATTATAAAGGAGAATGAAATTGTTTAAATTACCAGAAAATAAACCACAAGTACCAAAGGATACGCCACGTAACTATTTTATCTATGGTGAAACTATGAGTGGTAAATCTTACCTAGCAAACGAGTTTCCGAATCCGATTGTATTAAATACGGATGGGAATGCGGAAGCAAACAGCGTGCCAAGTATCCAACTATTAAATGACAAAGATAAATCAGGGCGTATCACTAATTCAGTGATTAAGCAGCTAGGAGAAATCTTATTAGCTCTACAAACGCAAGAACATTCATACGAAACAGTCGTAATTGACGTTATCGATGACGTTATCGAGATGATTAAAATTGCGGTTTGTGATGAACTAACTCCACCAGGAAAGCCTCGATTGAAGTCATTATCTGAAATCCCATACGGGAAAGGTTACGATTTCTTTAACCAAGCTATTACAGAATTGGTTATTGACCTCAAAGCATTACCAATGAATGTGATTTATATCAGCCGTCAGATTTCAGAATATGACGACAACGGAAATGCAACCAAGGATAAACCAAGCTTGAAAGATAAGTATGTGAACCTTATCAACGGGAATTCGGATTTAATGATACACACAGAAAAAATCGGGAATAACTACAACCGTGAAGTTGACCGAAAACGTAAGACTTACTATGCGGACCAGGTTGATGACAAAGCGATTCTAAAAATCTTATCAACAATTAGAGGTGCAGTTGAACCTCCTCGAAAACAACAAGCAGCAACAAAATTAGTTGCAAAACCAACAAAACAGGAAACGGTTGAAGTTTCTAATAACGAAGACGAATTATTTTAAAACTAAAGGAGAAATGAAAAATGAGTTTATTAAGTATTGCAAAGAAAATTAAAGAAGATGGATTTGACCCTCGTAAAGATAGCGTGAACGGACCTGCAGCATTACCGGCTGGTGATTATACTGTGGTTCTAAAACGAGTGCAATTCAACATTGCACCAAGTGGATGGGAAAGCTTAGGTTTCACGTTTGAAGTTCGTGAAGGTGAATTTAACGGACGTACTGAATATGTATCTTTTGGAACACTGTCTGAATGGAACGGAAAAGATCTTTCTTGGTCAGTAGAACGAACAATCAAATTCTTTACAAAAGCAATCGAGCTTGCTGGAGATAAGGTTATGAAGAACGACTTCGAAGACGGAAGAGCATTAGCCGATGCATTAGAACGGTTCTTACTTCACATTAAAAATCATTGAAACAAAAGGTAAAGAAGATAAAGTATATCGCAACTACGATATTGAAGAAAATGTTGAAAATGCGATGAATACAATCAACGTGGAAGAAGATGATTTACCATTCTAAGATAAGGTGATCTCATGCATTCAATGAAAGAATATGCGCTGTTGTATCAGCAAAAAGGGTTCTCGGTCATCCCGATTAGTCCTACAACTAAAAGACCATTAATTGAATTTGCGGATAAACCACCTCTTGACGCTGATGGAATTAACGAAGTTTGGAATCAATATCCGAATGCGAACATCGCATTAAGGACTACAAATTTCTTCGTGATTGATATTGACAAGCACGGACAAACCAGTGGATTTGATTCGTTGAAGAATTGGGAACATTTAAACCTAATTGAGCCCACACTGCAAGCAAAAACAGCATCAGGAGGTAAGCACCTATTCTATTTCAAGCGTGATGATATCCACATCAGTCAAATGATTGGATTTCTTCCAGGAGTGGATATCAAAGCGCATGAAAACAATTATGTGTTGGTTGCACCTTCCGCAACGGACAAAGGGCAATATGAATGGGACATGGAAAAATCCCCTGAAAAAGGAACGATGATTACTCCATCAAGAGCCTTAATTGAAGCAATCATTAAACAATACAAAATCACTAACGGACGTGAATTTGATTACAGCGACGGCTTAAGGTCGTGGGTTAGTAAGGGTCGAACATCCGGAAAGACAAAAACAACGGAGCTTTTCGAAATCATTGCCAATGGATTAGGGGATGAAGGGAATCGTAATGATAAGCTTGCTAAATTTGTGGGCGGATTATTATGGCGAGGAGTGGACGAGATGGATGTGTTGACGTTAGCTAAAATAGCTAATACCAACACTCCAAATCCACTATCGATGCAAGAATTAGAAAGAACAACATTGAGTATGATTAACAAAGACAGGAGGTGATTGTGATTGGCAAAGTAGTGAGTTTTTACAAGGATTATGAACCGATAAAAAACAGCAATGGAAATTTAAAAACGAACAGTCCAGTGAACGTGTTAAACGCATTTCGAGCTGATGATCAGTTAAATCTCTATCTGAAGCATAACGAGTTCTCTCAAGAGCATGAATTAACAAGAGATATTCAACTCGGAAACACGCTTCTAAAAAAAGGAGAGCTGCCTTCGAATTTTGAATCGGTAGTCAAAGTATATTTTGAGAATGTCACGGGCGCTGCATTTACATCTCAAGCGATGATAGATGGCATGGAAACCTTCTTATCTGAACGGTCCTACAATCCGGTAAAAGAGTATATGGAAGAAGCTGAGAAGAATTGGGACAAGCGGAAACGCATCGGACAAATGCTGCAAGTTTATCTAGGAGCTAACCAGGACCCTCTAGTGTCTAAAATCGCTGAAATGTGGATGGTAGGTGCTGTTGCCAAGGTATATGAACCTTATGTCAAATTTGACTACGTTCTAGACCTGGTTGGTGGTCAAGGCGTTGGTAAGACTTCTTTTTTGCAGAAACTTGGTGGACATTGGTACACGGATGCTGTAACTGACTTTGCAAACAAAGACAACTACGACATCATGTTGAAACATTTGATTGTGAATGATGACGAAATGGTCGCTAGTGATCGCATGAGTTTTGCAGAAACAAAATCGTTCATTTCAAAAACAAGCTTACGTTTCAGAAAGCCCTACATGCGCAGAACGCAAGAATTCGCAAAGAATTTCGTTCTAGCACGCACAAGCAATCACGTTGAATACCTCAAGGATAAAACAGGTGAACGCAGATTCTTACCTGTACTAGCGTGTAATAGCAAACAGAAAAAGCATCCTATGAAGATGACGGATGAAGTCGTGAAACAAATTTGGGGCGAAGCTGTCACCCTTTATAAAAGCGGTGTGGATTTGATGTTTGATGAAGAAACAGAAGCGGAGTTAGTTGAATATCGCGAACAATTCATGTTCAGAGATGAGATTGAACTGCAAATTCTTCAATACTTGGAAATGCCCGTTCCAAAAGACTGGGAAACGAGAACAACAACTGATCAGTACCTTTATACGACTAAATATTTTGCAAATAGTCCTGACTGGGCTTCAGGAGGTCAAACGCTAAATCGAGTGGCTACCAGGGAAATTATGTTCAATCTGTTCCATAAAGAATCGAACGACCAGAAGTTGTCTCGGAAGATAAGTTTCATTATGGATAATTTACTAGATTGGAAGAAACAATCGTACAAAATTAACGGAAAAACAACTAGAGGTTATAAAAGAATTTTACCTTAAAAAAAGGTTACACGTAGGGTGTAACCTTTGGGTAAAATCGGTGTCTACGTGTAACCTTTGACCACATGTAGTTACACGTAGGTTACACGTTTTTTTCGCTACGTGTAACCCTTAGAAACGTTGATATAACAATGTTTATAGATGCTTTTTATATAAAAAGTTACATGTTTACATGTTTTTTTTAGAAAAAGTATATTGTAAGTATAAAAGCCTATTAAATCAACATTCTTGTTTTTTTATTTAATATTTTTCAAAAATACGTGTAACCGTGTAACCGTGTAACCCTGGTTAAAATTTTAGAAAAAATAGCAAAGGAGAGATGCTTATGAACAATATAAAAATGTATGTCATTCGAGATGCTAAATATCCACAATGGTACTTTCAACATATTAAGGACTACTCAAGTATGATGGGATACCTTGTAAAGAATCATCCACGATATACGCATAAATTTACAACTGACATTAAACAAGCGATGCATTTTAAAACGACGAATGAAGTTTTAGAGTTTATCAAAGAACATTCTATCGAAGGGACTATCGTTAAGGACCCGTATCAAGAACGAGTTAGCAAGGTGGCCTTTAAATACATGGGTGAGAATTACGGTGAAGCGATCACGTACATCCATGGGATGGTAGAAGGTTCGAATGAGAAGATGTTAGCTGCTTCCAAAGCATTAAAAGTGAATGCAAATACGTTGATTAAATTTATGAAAGACCCTTACTCAGTTGCAGCTCACATTCGAGATCGAATTGTAGAGAATTTAGTGAATCTAGAAAAGGCGGTGAAGGCAATTGGCTAAAGATGAATTTGAAAAATTAAAAGACGATGTTCATTACTTAATCGTGGCACATTGTAAGTATAAGGACATGTTAATGTATGACAGAGCGTTGAAACAGTTTCAAAAAGATATCAACTATGGACAACTCGAAGAAATGAGCTACAATGAACGATTCGCTTTCTTACTTGGATTTGAGACATCGTTGAAGGCGGTAGAAGAAAGATATGGATTGATTAAGGTTGTTTGGGGATCTAAATTAGGAGCTCCGATTGAACAATTTGGACTAATGAGTGCGGCTTATATTGAGAGAATGGTGAGAAAATGAAAACTATAAACGAAATAAAAGACGATGATTTAGTTTTTAACGAACAAACCCATTCTCAAATATATGTATCCGATTTAAAACATGAATGGAATTCGTTAAATGAAAATGAAAGAAGTGGTTGGCGGACTCTAAAAGAAAGAAGAAATAAATTATCTGCGGAGTCTGTATTGGATTGGATATATGAATATATGGAACAAGACGGGTATGAAGATATGTTTGTTCATTTATGGGATGGCACGTCTGAAGAATTTAAACAAAGATTTCAAAAAATACTTGATGAAATTTGTGATTTCCCAAGTGCGATGATTTTAGATGTTGATGAAACTATCAATCCATTTGTGGATTTAGAGGAGGAATAAAAAATGGAATTAATTGTATTTTTAAAAAATGGTAACACTCTTAAATTTGAAAATGTGTCAAACGTAAGATTTAGCACGAATTTCTTTACGGTGCTGTGCTTTGATTACGTGAGTGCATCGAATCATAAAAAGAAAAGTGCTGCTTTCAATTATGTGCACTTAGCAGGAGTATCATTCGAGGAGGAATTAGTAGATGTTGACAGTTTATTCAAAGCCTAAATGTATGCAATGTGAGATGACGAAGATGTGGTTGACTCAGAATAAAATACCATTTGAGACAGTGGATACAGAAGCAAATCCAGAAGCGTTGGAGCTGTTGAGTCATTATGGATGGCAAACTCTTCCGGTAGTGGCTATCGATGACGAAATTAGCGACAATTCAAAATCCTGGAGTGGTTTTCAAATCGATAAGTTAGAAAGTTTGATGGGATGATAATATGGGCATTGTTTGACAGTGGAAACGGCTGCTATTCTCAAGGAGTTAAAGAGTTGAATGAGGATGGACAAAACATAACGATATATTCTGTAGGATTAGACGTAGAAAACAAGAATAGTCATTTTATCCATTTAAACCTAGCAGATTATTCATATCTGTTCGGCAATAATAAAATGTATGACACATTGGACAAATTGCCTAAACCCGATTTAATTATTGCTAGTCCGCCATGCGAATCATGGAGTAAGGCATCAGCAATGAATAGTGGTAATGCTTGTTGGAAAAGAGAACGAACAGACGATAGCTTATTTGAACCACAAACGCCACTAAGTCCTTTCACAGTCAGAGATTATGCAGATTATGAGAAATACCAGTATAAGGCAGAAAATCAACTTGTGAAGCGTATCAATGGAGAATTATGTACCTACAATCTAATACAGATTATAAAACGGTACAGACCTAGATACTACATCATAGAAAACCCAGCAAGTTCTAAAATATGGGATTACATTGATAGAGTGTTAGGATTCAAAATTCCTTACGATAATTTAGCGCATTATAACCAGTATGATAATTATCCAACACAAAAGCCTACAAGGTTCAAGTCCAATCTTGAGCTAAAGTTGAAGACGGGGGATAAATCGAGCAGCATTGATTTTAAACAGATACGCAGATACAACAATCGCTCGAACATTCCTGTTAGTTTAGTAAAGAGTATATTTGAACAAGTCTTAGAGAAAGAGAGGGGATTGAGTGAAAGATAAGAAAATTGCTGAGATTCGATTTAGGGAATATCCATACTATGACCGAGAAATTACATCGAGAAAATTTGATTTGTTATGCCACAAAGAAGAGGATGTGAACGCATGGATCCGTGCGAAGGGAACGAATTCGAAAGCAGCAGAAAACGAGCTCATTCGATTCGAGAGCGACAAATATATTCAAAACCGTCTCTTTTGGAAAAAATGCGTGGAAGAAACTCTCGAAGAGCTAGATGACAAACAAAGAGAGTTTGTCACAGAGTACTACTTCGACGATGTGTATGATTATCGTTCTCTTGCGAAGAAACACTTCACGAATCGAAATGTCATCATGAGCGCTTGCAATCTAGCGTGTGAGATTTTGCTTGTAAAATTAGGAGAAAAGTTTTAGTGACAGAAAACGGTGTTTGTCACGAGAAAAACGTGATATATTATTAGTGTGGAAAGTTGTAAAAAGAGATATTCTTTTTTCTCGTGGTTTAAACTCCTTTAATTTTTACCTATTAAGTGATGAGCTTAATAGGTTTTTTATTTAAAAGTGTGTGAGTCGTTTCAAACGGCTCTTTTTTATGTATTCATTGGGAGGTGGTTCAGTGAGTGAGTAAGTTAACAACAAAACAAGAGTTATTTGTTCAGAATCTCGTTGCTGGACAATCTCAAAGGCAAGCGTATAGAAAAGCATTTCCTAGTGCAGAAAAATGGAAGGATAATGCAGTTGATAGTGCTGCTTCACGTTTGCTACAAAATAGTAAGGTTTCAGCAAGGTATCGTGAACTGCTAAAACAATTCTCAAATATGGCTCTTTGGTCCAGGGAACAGGCCTTTAACGAGTATGAGTGGCTTAAGAATCAAGCGAAGGATGACATCAAGATGCAAGGTGTACGCCAGGCTAATTCAAATGCTTTTGTGAACGCACTCGAAGGCATGAATAAGATGGCTGTTGTTGGGGATGAATTAGTGAATGAGAAACTTCAACAAGAAATCGAAGTTCTTAAATCGAAGGTAACGAAGATGGACGAAAGCAACGAATCGAAAGTTGCTGAGTATTTGAATAAGTTAGGAGATGAATTGGATGAGTTTGCTTGATGTATACACTCCTAAACAGATTCAAGTTGCAAAACGTCTTCGTGCTTCTGATTGGTTTATCTGTGTGCTGCATGGTGCTAAACGTTCTGGTAAGACAGTATTGAACAACGATGTGTTCCTGCAAGAATTAGTTCGTGTTCGTAAGATCGCGAATGAATTAGGCATTGCAGAACCTCAATACATCCTAGCTGGAGTATCAAGCCGGACGATTCAAAACAACGTATTACAAGAACTGTATAACCGTTATGGTATGGAATTCAAAGTCGATAAGCACAACAGCTTTAGACTGTTTGGGGTAAAGATTATCCAGGCATACACTGGAACGATTTCGGGCCTTGGAAACATTCGAGGGATGACAGCGTTTGGGGCATACGTAAACGAAGCGTCGCTAGCAAAGGAACAAGTGTTTAAAGAAATTGTTTCACGTTGTTCTGGCGAAGGAGCTAGGATTGTGGCGGATACAAACCCGGACAATCCAAATCACTGGTTAAAACGTGATTACATCGATAACGAGAGTGAGAACATCATCAACGAGCATTTTAAACTGGATGATAACACATTCTTATCAAAGCGATATCGTGAGAGTATCAAGAAAGCTACTCCTTCAGGAGTGTTTTGGGATAGAGATATTGAGGGGCTTTGGGTTATCGGTCAAGGTGCTGTATATAAAGACTTCAATCGTGAAGTTCATTATGTGGACGATGTCCCCTTTGATAAAATCAACAACTATTTCGTTGGCGTCGACTGGGGATATGAACACTACGGCGCAATGGTAGTGATTGGAGAAACGGATGATGGCACCTGGTATTTAGTAGATGGTTGTGCTGCAAAGCATAAAGACATTGATTTTTGGGCGTTGAAAGCAAGAGAATACGCTGATAAATACGGTGACAGCATTCCGTTTTATTGCGATTCTGCACGCCCAGAACATGTTAACAGATTGTGGAATGATGGATTGAACGCATTCAATGCTGATAAATCTATCTTATCTGGAATTGAAGTAGTCGCAAAAGGCTTCAAGACGAATAAATTATTTGTTTTAAGAAACGCTATCCCTCGCTTCGATGAAGAAGTTTATCAGTATGCATGGGATGAGAAAACGGGACTGCCTATTAAGGTATTTGATGACGTTATGGATGCGTTGCGTTATGCACTGTATTCAAACGTTACTAGAAGAAATGGATTTGTGGGGTGATTGAAATAAAAATCGAAGAAATTATGAGTAAAGATTATGAGATTGCTGCTAAGGCAATCGACACAGCTATCAAAGAGCAGATAGGAAAAGATTCCTATTCAGCAGCTCAGACGGCTAACCGATACTACGAAAGTGATCATGATATTAAGAACAATCGTATCTTCTATCTGGACGATAACGGTGTTCTGAAAGAAGATAAGTATGCAACGAATGTTCAGATTCCGCATAGCTTTTTCACTGAGTTGGTGGACCAGAAAGTGAACTACTTGATGAGTAATCCAGTTCGATTTGAAGTGAAAGAAAATGACGAGCTGCAACGTTTGATTGATGAATATGTTGATGAAGACTTCCAATTGTTCGTTTCAGAACTGTTAGAAGATGTGTCTATCAGTGGTGCGACTTATGCGTATATGAGAACGAACGCGGATGACAAGCTATGTTTCCAGGTGTCAAGATTCTTGAAGACATTCATGGTGTATGACGAAACATACGATGAAGTCGCAGTAATTCGTTACTACAAGAAACAAATGCAAGTCGAGAATAAACTGTTAGATGTAATGTTCGCAGAACGTTGGACGGATGAGAATGTGACGTTCTTCAAAACGGACCGCAATGGCAAATTGATTTTTGACAAAGACCGTCCGAAGAATCCAAAACCACATGTGGTTGCCAAAGCGGATAACGGAACGTATTTAACACGTACTTATGGACGCATTCCGTTTTACAAATTATCGAATAACCACAGTGAGAAATCGGACTTAGCACCTATTAAAGCGCTGATTGATGACTATGATTTGATGGCTTGTTTCTTATCCAATAACTTAATGGACTATGACAAGCCGATTTATGTTGTGTCTGGCTTCCGTGGAACAAACCTATCTGAACTTCGACAAAACATCAAAGCTCGTGGAATCGTAAATGTGGGTAATCCAGATAACAAAGGGAACGTTGATTTGAAGACGTTCAATATTCCTTTTGAAGCACGAAAAGCGAAACTGGAAATCGACAAAGAAGCCATTTACAAATTTGGTATGGGATTTGACAATTCTCAAACTGGAGACGGAAACGTAACGAACGTGGTGATTAAATCACGATATACGCTTCTTGAAATGAAGTGTCGCAAAGTAGAGATTCGTTTACGTTCTTTATTGAAGTGGGCGCTGCATGCAATCATTGACGACATCAACCGATTGAATCAAACGAATTACTCAACAGAAGGAATTCAGATTCTAATTGAACCAGAAATGATTGTTAATGAATCAGACATCGCAAACATCGACAAGCTTGAAGCGGAAACGAAGCAAACGCTTATCAATGCTATTGTGTCAAGCGCTCCTTATTTAGGTGAAGATACTGTTATTGATATGATTTGCAAACAATGGGACTTAGATGTTGAAGAGGTTCGCAAAGCTATTGAAGCAGATTCAGAAGTAGGTGATAGCGATGAATCAGTGGGAACAGGAACTGCAGAGGTTGGAGAAGATTCAAGACCTGAAGATGAATAGAGAATTGTATCATATTTACTCTGATACGTTGAAAGACGTTAAGAGTAAATTGAAAGCATATCTCGAAGAGTATGAGGATTTACCTTATTGGAAGCAACAACAAACTGGTAGGTTAAAACAATTGACAGACGAGATCGTTGAAAAACTCCAAGAGGTATATCCTCAAACTAAAACTGTAATCGAGAATTTCAAACAAGAACAGTTTGAAACGGGTTATTACGGTGGTTACTACACTGTGGAAGAATCACAGCAAGCAGATTTGCCGATAGCGTTTCTTCCAGATGATGTTATTAGGTCAGCGGTAAGACGGCCAGTTGCTAGTAAGACGTTATCTGAACGCTTGTATAAAGCACGAAATAGATTAGCGAATCGCTCCCAGGGTGCAATCACTTCTGGAATCTTACAAGGCCATGGATACGCTGAAATAGCTAGTGTAATATCAAGTAACTCAGAAGCAAATTACAGGCAAGCATTGCGGATAGCGCGCACTGAAGGTGGACGTATGCGAACGCAAGCAAGGCAAAATTCTTACGAGGAAATGGAAAAAGTAGGCTGTGAGTTACAAAAGCAATGGCTTGCTGCATTGGATAGAAAAACTCGTAAATCTCACGGCCATTTGGATGGTCAAAGAGTAAAGATTGATGAGTTCTTTGTGTCTGATGGATTTAAAGCAATCGGACCAAGATGTTTCGGTGTTGCAGGTATGGATATCAATTGCCGTTGCACTACTATCACAATCGTCGATGGAATCAATCCAGATTATCGAAGAGATAATGAGACCGGAGAAAAGATATCGTTTAGAACGTATGATCAGTGGAAAAAAGACATTGATGAACGTCGCTTTTTGATGTCTGATGACGATGACTACATGAAAGCAAAGAACATGAAGTCGCATCAATTAGGCAGCAAGCGAACTATTAAAGATGAACAAATCAACTTTAAAGGTCGCAAGGTACTAACTTCGAATCACGACATGTATGTATCTGACAGCTTGAAAGGGACTAAGAAGAGCATCAACTATTACGAGAAACAGGTAGATAAAGCACTAGAACTGCTAGATTTGCCAATCGGTGCTGAGAAGCCTCGTATTGTTCTGATGGACGCTAAGAAGGACCTAGGAAGACCAAGTGCTTTTGGTTCGTATTCACCAAGTACAAACACGATTTATCTGGATGCAACTACTCCAGGACATAAAGCTATTGTGAAGCGACTCAAAACGGCGAATGAATTTTGGAAAAAAGATGGCAAACCTTGGAAGTTTTTCGCGGTAGATGACGATTCTATGAGTCCCATTATTCATGAATTTGGGCATTATCAACAATATCAATACGTAAACAAATATGCCGAGCAAAATGGCGTAAGTTATGCTGAAGCAAAGCGTAAATTTAATGCGAAACTACTTGATATGATTAGTAAGAACCATTATAATATTGCTAGAGATATCAGTGGTTACGCAAATGAGCATTTAGAAGATAATATTGATTTGCTCGGGCAAACAAATGAGATTGTTTCTGAAGCGTACACTTTATCTATTTTAAAGTCACATGCACTGGCAGATATTATAACAGGATTGTTGGAAGGAGGTTATTGGTAATGATTATACCGACAGAAGAAGAAATGAAAATGTACGCGAAATTTGAACCACTGCAAAAGTGGAAAAAACGTGGTTACGGTAGAGAATTACGTGATGACACTCCAGAAGATATGAAGTTGTTAGCGTTAGAAGAACAAGAATGGCGCGAGAAGCTGCGAAAACAGAGAGAAAACGACCCGTTATATCGCATGCTTAACTCGTATTAAAATATATCAATTTTTAAAGGATACAACCAAAAAGGTTGTGTCCTTTTTTGTTGCAACAAAACTGACCTGGGCAAGTCAATAAACTACCTACACTCCTGTGGAGTATAAGCACAAAAAAATATATCCGCTGTTGGAATCAGCATAAAATTGGAGGGATAAAAAATGGAATGGATTATTGACATTCTAAAGAAGTATCAAAAGGAAGATGGCACGATTGATTTAGCTACTGCAGAGCAAGAAATTAAGAGTGAATTTCCTAAACAAGCAGTTCCTAAGACTGTTTTTAACGAGAAGAGCGAGCAATTGAGAGCAGCAAATGCGACAATTAGCGAACTAAAAAATAACAGCAAAGGCAGTCAAGAAAATCAAGGCAGCCAAGGGAACGAAGAACTACAAACGCAACTAGAAAAATATAAAAACCGTATTGCAGAATTAGAAGCGCAAGAGAAAACGAACGCTATGAACTATCAAGCTCGTTCCGCTCTAGAAAAAGCCGGCATTTCAGACGTGGAATATGGATTGTATTTACTAGGAACGTTAGAAGCAGACGAACAAGGCAACGTCAAAGATTTAGATAACAAGATTAACGATTTACGTGCATCTAAGCCAGTATTCTTCAAAGAAGAAGCGCAGACTTCATCGAATGGTTACAAAGTTGAAGATACTAAATTAGACGATAGTAAAGAAGCAGTATCTGAATTTGACAAAGCTTTTGCTGAAGCTGCAAAAGCCTTCGGGTTAGAAGAAACAAAACAATAAGCAAAAGAAAGAGGTAAAAATATATGGCAAACACATTAGAATATTCAAAAATTTTCCAACCTTTACTTGACCAACAAGTGACTCAAGAATCTACAACAGGTTGGATGGAAGCAAACGATAAATTCATTAAATACAACGGTGGAGACGAAGTTAAAATCGCTACACTATTAACAGACGGATTAGCAAACTATGACCGTAGCAATGGATTCACAACAGGTTCTGTTGATTTGAAATGGAATCCATACAAATTAACTCAAGACCGCGGACGTTCATTCACACTTGACTCAATGGACGTTGACCAAACAAACTTCGTAGCGACTGCTTCAACAGTTATGAGTGAATTCCAAAAACAACAAGTAATTCCTGAAATCGATGCTTACCGTTACTCTAAGATTGCGTCACTTGCAATTGCTGGTTCTCAATCTCGAGAAATCGCACTTACTGCTGAAAATATCGTTAGCGAATTATTAAAAGACTTAACTGCTATTGAAGAAGCTACTGGAGTGACTGACGTAGTTATTACAATGTCTCCAACTACAGCATCATTATTAGCAAGCGCTAAAGACGCTAAAAACCACATGTCTACAACTCAATTAGCAAAAGGTAACATGAATGTTCGCGTTGAATCATTTAATGACAATGCTATCGTTCGTGCACAACAACGTTTATTACAAACAGCGTTCAAATTCAACGATGGCAAAACATCAGGACAAGAAAAAGGTGGATTTGAAAAAGATTCTTCAAGCAAGGACATCAACTGGATTATCAGTGCTAAAGACGCTCCAGTGGCTGTTTCTAAGACTGACAAAGTACGTGTCTTTGACCCAGCTGTGAACCAAACTGCAGACGCTTGGAAGACAGACTATCGTAAATTCCATGATTTATGGATTCCAAAAGCAAAACTTGCGAAAGTGTTCGTAAACGTAAAACCATCATAATAGGAGGTTATTAAATGCGAAAATTCAAAAAGTTAAACGTTATCCGTGAAACGGACAACGAAACGATCATTGAAAAATTGCTTGATGATGGATTTGAAGAAGTGAAAGAAACAAAAGGCACTAAGAAGGGTAAAGAGGAGTAACGACTCCTCTTTCCTTTTTATTTAAGGAGCGAAGAGTATGATTATTCAATTATCAGAAGCGATGGAAATCGACAAATCCATTTCAAAAGCAGATTTAGATGCTTATGAGACAACGATTCGTAATTTAACGAATAATAATTTCCAAAACAGAAGTATTCGTAATCAGTCGCTAACCTTTTATGAGAACGTTATTGAGATGCGACGACCACTAAAAGGTGTTCGCGTAGGTGATACCATCGAGGTCAACGATTCAATCTACAACGATGGACTATATGTCGTTGAATCCATTTCAGGCAATAAGATTTATGTTGAAGGCTCTAATTTTATTGAGGACTCCAATCATAAAGCGATTGTAACTAAAGTGGAGTACCCATCAGATATCGCGTTTGGGTTGAAAAACATCTTGCGCTATCGTGTGAAAATGGGAGGCAAGCTCGGGATTAAGTCAGAAACAGTCTCACGAATGAGTACTACTTACTATGACGTGAATGCAACTGACAATATCGATGGATTACCGTCTTCTCTTTACAGTTTCTTGGACAAATATAGACGATTGAGGTGGGCATAATGTTTCAATTCGAAATACAAGAAAAAAGCTATGTCGATGACGGCATTGGTGGCTCACAGGACGAGTGGCATACAGTGATGACCGTAACAGGTTGGATTGATATGCTAACTGGCTCTAACGCTTCAAATACGACTCAGAACGCAATCACAGAGCGTTCTACACACGTCTTAATTATCCCAACGTTTACTGAAGGCATCAAGGATACAATGCGTGTGGTTGACTCTTCTAAGCGTTGGTACACAATCACATACTGTGATGATCCAGTAGGAGTGCACCACCACAACGAAATTTACGTGACTTTCGAAGGGGTGCTAAATGGGTAGTTTTCGATTTGAGGATTATACAAAACGCATCAAAAGAGAATTGCGTGAAGTCTCGTTTAAAGCTTTAACAAGAGTTGGAAACTTGATTAGTTCCCAGTGCCAAGCTTTAGCAGCAGTCGACACTGGAGAGCTAAGAGACAGTATCCAGTCGATTGTTAAAGAGTATGGTGGAGATGTACGAGTATTTGTGGGAACGAATGTTGAGTATTCCGTATTCGTTGAGTTCGGAACGGGGGAATTTGCTGAGAATGGATTAGGTCGAAAAGGTGGTTGGTTATATCGAAGTCCAGACGGGAAAGTAGTTTTCACGTATGGTAACGAACCACAGCCTTTTATACGTCCTGCATTTAAGAAAAACAAAAAACGTGCGCAGGACATTATCGCTCAAACATTTTTAGAAAGTTTTGGTGATTAGCATGTTAGATTTTGCAAAATTACTTCAATCGGAATTATCCACAATCACTAAAGAATGCTTTCATGAGAAGAATCGAAAAGATAAGGTGGTGTATCCATATCTTACTTACGATTATGATCGTGAGAATATGACTCGTGAGCGAGATGAGATTTCGATTGAAATTGATATTTTTGATTTCAACACTTCGTACAAAAGGGTGTTGGAGTTAGAAGAACAAATCAAACGACACTTCAATGGACTGTTGCAATTAACGGAAGAACTATACGTAAACTTTCGTTTTGTGGGTTCAAACAAAGTGAACACAGGCTCAGATACCGTGAAGCGTCGAAATGTTAGATTAACTGTTCAAACAGAATGGAGGAAATAAGAAATGGCAAAAACAGAAGTAAAACGTACAGGATATACAGTCGATACTCCTAAGAATTACCTAGTTGACGCTGGAGCAATTTATAAGAATATCGAATGGGATGCTGCTGGAAAGAAATGGAAAGGTGAACTATTAGGCGCTACTTCAGACGGTAACAAAGTATCGATTGTAACGACTTACCGAACAATTGAAGTAGATGGTGTGTTCACGCCAGCGAAAGGTCAAAAAATCATTGACAAGGCAGAAGCTACACTAGAAGTTAACGTGAAAGAAATTACTGCTGAGAATATCCGTTTAGCGTTAAATGGTAAGAAAGAAACTGGAAATGGAACTGACAATCCTGCAGGATGGGATATCGTTCAATTGAAAGATAGACTCGAAGATGGCGATTACATCGACAACATTGCATTAGTCGGTGTGATGTCTGGAAGTAAAAAACCAATCATTGTAGTCTTATACAACGCACTTTGCACAAGCGGATTAGAATTCGATACTAAAGACAATTCTGAAGCGGTAATCACAATGAAATTTGAAGCTCACGCTAACGCTGAAGATGTTGCTAACCGTGTAGCACCAGTTAAAATCTATTATCCAAACGCATCGGAGGAATAATTTATGAAGTTAAGAGAATTACGTGGAGACGATATGTTTTCAATGCTTTCTATCATTGGGAAATTAGATATTAAAGATGATCTTGTAGAATTGTTTGAAAAACAACAAGAAAAAGATAGCAAATTGTTAGGTCATTTATCTAAGAAACCAACAAAAGCAGATAAAGAAAAGCAAGAAAAAGCACTAGAAAAACGTGGCATGCAAATGATTGCAGGGTTAATCCAAACAATCCTCGCAAACATTAATAAAGCCAAATTAGACATTAATACTTTCCTTGCTGATTTAACGAACACATCGATTCAGGAAATTCAAGAATTAAACTTTGTTGACTATACTCAGTTGCTTGTTAAATTCTTCAAGAAACCAGAGTTGAAGGATTTTTTAACATCTATCAGCTCAATCTTAGGCTCGGGCAACACGCTCTAAAAGATAAATTATTCAAACGCTACTCTAATCCAACTGCTCTTTTAGCTACTTATAGTATGAGAGAGACGTTGGATTTTTTAGCGTATCTTTTTGAGACGGAAGCAGAAGAGAAATTGTGGGAGTTGTGGTTAGCGAAAGATATTGAGCAAGATTTCAACTCTTTCAAACAAGAACGATTGAGTAAGATTAAGAAATCTTCGGTTGACGGTAAAACGATGAGTCAAACTGAAGAAGAAAATGCTATTCGTTTAGCAGAACAAATTATGAGTATGGGGGTGAAGGAAGATGGGTGAGATATTTAGACTGTTTGGGACTATCGGAATCCGTGGAAGCGACGCTGAGAAAGAACTGGATAGTGTAGCTCAAAAAGGGGAACAGACAAGTAACAAACTGTCTAGCTTCTTTAAGAAAGCCGCTACGGTCATAGCAGGAGTGTTTGCTGCAGGTAAATTAATAGACTTCGGAAAGATGTCAATCGAAGCGGCAGCATCCGCCAAAGCTACTCAGGCGCAATTCGAACAAGTATTTGACGGTATTGTCGATACTGCAGAAAATGCTTTGAACAGCGTGGCTAAAGAAGTTGGAGCGGTCCCAACACGAATTAAACCAGCTTTTAACCAAATCGCATCATTCGCTAAAGTTGCTGGGATGGATACCACACAAGCGATGGAGTTTACCTCTCGTGCTACAAGAGCAGCAGCTGACACTGCAGCTTTCTACGATAAGTCATTAGAAGAAACGACTGAGACCTTGAAAAGTTACTTAAAAGGTAACTTCCAGGTAGCAGATAATTTAGGAATCTTATCGACTGAAACGACTCGTAATGCAAAAGCAACAGAGCTGTTCGGTAAGGAATATTCGAAGTTGTCTGGGTTACAACAACAAGAAGTCCTCTTACAAATGTATGAAGATGCCAACAAAGTTTCAGGGGCAATGGGGCAAGCGGCTCGTGAATCTGATGGTTGGGAGAACGTTATGGGGAACTTGAAACAAACGTGGGAAGATTTTAAAGCCACGATTGGGTCAGTTGCCTTAGACGCCCTTGTTGTAGCTATGCAAAACTTAACAGGTTTTGTAGGCGAATTAAAAGACAGATTCTTACAATTGAAAGACAGTGGCGAGCAATTCATTAAAGGCGTTGTTGAATCCGACGCGTTCGCTAAAGTCCAGGAAATATTTAGCAAAGTTGTTGAGAACTTGAAACTGGCTTTCGATAATATCGGAGGAGCCGTTAACGGCGTATCCGAAATCATCGGAAGTTTTATTGATGATCTATTTAAAATTGTAACGGTAGATGACATCATTAACGCTGTTGGTGGAGCGTTCGAAGGCATTACTGGTGCAATTAGCACAGTAACTGACTGGATTAAGCAGTTTGTAGATTGGATTAAACAAACTCCTGCAGCAATCGATTCTGTAAAAGCCGTGCTAGCAGGATTAGCAGCAGGCTTTATTGCTTTAAAAGTCATAAATACTGTTAAGAGTGCGATTGACGGTTTCAAAGCAGGTTTAGCTGCTGCTAAAGCTGGAATGGTTGCATTTAATGCGATTGTTTCCGCAAATCCGTTTACAGCATTGATTGTAGCGATTGCTGCAGTAGTAGCTGCACTAACTTGGTTCTTTACTCAAACAGAAACAGGAAGAGCTATTTGGCAAGGATTTACAGAATGGCTATCTAGTACATGGACTTCGATTTCAAGTTTCTTAATTGATACTTGGAATAATATTGCTCAAACAGCAACTGCTATTTGGGAAGGTATGGTCGGTGTTGCAACTGCAATTTGGAGTGCTATGACTGGCGCAATTATGGCGGTTGTTCAACCGTTTATTGACGCATTCATGGGACTATGGAACGGAATGAGTTCAGGAATCTCTCAAATGTTTGATGGATATGTTACATACTTCACTGGAGCATGGGAACTTATCAAATCAGTATTCCTGGGAGCAATCTTAATCATCATTGATTTAGTGACACTTAATTTTGGTCAATTAGGAACGGATTTAGGTTCTATTTGGGATGGAATTTCAAATGGGATGTCAATGATGTGGGAAGGTATTAAATCAATATTTTCTGGAGCAGTCAACGCAATTGTTGGAGGTGTTCAAGCAACATTTAACGGCATGGCTTCATTCTTAAGTGGACTATGGGATGCTATTTCTGGTGCAGCTATTGCAGGTTGGAATGGATTAGTCGCTGGAGTTCAAGGAATCATCGACGGATTAGTATCTGGAGCGCAAGCCGCTTGGGACGCTATGTCTAATGCTGTTTCTAGCTTAGTATCTGGAATTACTGGAATCTTCGACGGATTATGGCACATCGACTTAGCAGGAGCTGGACAAGCAATCATGGATGGCTTCCTTGGTGGGTTAAAAGCTGCGTGGGGAGCTGTAACAGACTTCATTGGAGGAGTAGCGAACTGGATTAGAGACCACAAAGGTCCAATCGAGTACGATAGAAAATTATTGGTTCCAGCCGGTAATGCTATCATGGAAGGATTTGGTGCAGGATTAAAAGACGGATTTAGTGATGTCCAAGATACAGTTAAAGGCATCGCAGAAGAGGTCAACAATATTGTTGATAAGTACTTGGATAACGAGTTCCACAGCGAATTAGACTTCAATAGCAATGTTGCTACAGTCGGCGGAAAGGTTATTCCACAAATTCCAGTCGACTATTCAGTAAGCTACGGCACATCTTTATCCAATATGCAAGATGCTTCAGAGAATGCAACGGTCCAACCGATTGGACACGCTTCGAAACTTGATGTGGTTATCGAATTATTGCTTAAGATTCTAGAAAAGGACAACAACACTTATCTAGACGGACGTAAATTAACGGATGTTGTGAATGGATATAACAAAATTAATGATAGAAGAATGATGAGAGCGAGAGGTGAATTAACATGATTTACAATGGACAGGATTTATCGAGTTTAATAATTGTTAACAAAGTAGAACGTGCTATGACACCTCTTATTTCAAATGTTGTAAAACAAAAGAGATGGATTAAGAGAAAATACGGAGAAAAAACTATTAAAGTAAAGATAACTGTTAAGCACGATGTATTACAAACGATTGACGCGCTAAATCGTATTTTCTCTGTGCCAAATCAAAAATTAATTTTCAAAGACCAACCTTCAAGATACTATGAAGCCATTTTGACTGGTGAAATCATCCCTTCAAGCTCTGTACGTGGCGCCGAATTGCAATTGCAATTCCTAATCCCAAAAGGAGTGTCGTATTCAACTGCAGAAAAGAACGGAACAGTCATCGGTGGAAAGTTAACTGTTGAAAATAACGGAACAGCTCCTACTTATCCTATTTATACGTTCATTGCTAGTTCACCATACAAGATGATTGCACTAGCTCATCCGAATGGGAAAGTTGTACAGTACGGATATGAGAACGGAGAGGATGTTATCAAGACAGGTGACGTCGTTCGCTTCGAATCAGAAAGTAACACACTTCTAATCAACGGAAAAAGAAAGTACATTAATCCAGCTAGTCAAGTTTTTGGGATTTTACCAGGAACAACTCAAATAGAGGTTAGCGCGGATGGAAACAAGGCAGTTCCAAGTATTAAATGCGTCTATAGGGAGTGTTGGTTATGATTACTATTGCGAATAGACAGTATGATATTGTCTGTCAGTTGAGTTTTGACTTAACTGACGGACTTTTTGCATACAACGATTATTTTGAACAAGACCTGGACACTGGTATCGGAACATATCAATTTACAGTTGATAAAATCGGAGATCCTGAGATTGAAAAAATCAACGTAGGATGTTATTTGATTGTCAAAGACGGCAGCAAGATGCGTTCGTTTGAAGTAATGCGAATCGAGGAAGATAAAAATTCTAAAACGATTTACGCTGAAGATGCAGGGCTTGACCTGTTAGGTGAGCAAGTCCCACCTTATAAAGCGGACAAGAGCTATCCAATTACTCATTACATTGCAGAATTCACATTCGACTCTGGATGGGATATCGGAATCAACGAAATCCCAGAGACAACCACTCGGAAGCTTGAGTGGGAAGGAACCGACACGGCTACTAAGAGACTTAGACAGTTAGTGAAAAGGTTCGATGCTGAAATAGCTTATGACTTTGAATTCGTTCATGGAAAGATACACAGAAAACTAATCCACATCTACAAGAAGATTGGGGAAGACAAGAAAGCCCGCTTAGAAGTAGGAAATGAAGTTTCAAACGTTAAGCGAACTATCTCGATTGAGAATTTAGCGACTACGCTTGTGGCTACTGGTGCTGACGGAATCACATTGTCAGGAGTCGAATATAACGAAGGGAATATTCGTTCTCCAAAGAATTCGATTTACTTAGTCGATTATGATGCAGTGGCAAGATGGAAACGAGCAGGATACGCTCCTGGTGGTGGAGGAATCGTTAAACGTTACGAAAGCGAGGCTAAGACTCCACAGGCGTTGATGACAGAAGCCGTTATCAAATTGAAACAGTGGAACCACCCAGAAGTGACGTATGACGTATCGATTAGCTTATTGCCTGAAGAGGTAAACATAGGTGATACAGTAGTAGTAGTGGATAATAGCTTCGAACCATCGCTAGTTGTTGAAGGCCGTATCTCAAGCGTCAAGAAATCACTTGCTACAAAAGAAAGTGGCGAAATCAAAATTACTAATATCGTATCAAGAGAGGATACGATCAGTGAAAAAGTGAGACGTTTAAGCACGTTAGTGCAAGAACGTCTTTTTGATTTCACGAGTGTGCCGTTCGTGATGACAATTGAGTCAACCGATGGAGTAGTGTTCCAAAATAGCAATATCGCTACTAAACTAATTGCTAACGTAAGCAAGATGGACATTCAAATGAACAGTCGTTTCACTTATCGTTGGAAACGCGTAAGCAAGTATGGAACGGATGACACAGCGTGGAACGAACAACACGCAAATGGAAGTAATGAATTATCTATTACTGTTAACGACGTCGATAGAGAAGCCACATTTATTTGTGAGGCAATTGAAGCGAATCAAGTTGTTGCAAGTAGCTCGATTGTTATTAAAGATTTTATTGTTAATAAGTCGATTGGCCAAACACCACCATCAAATCCAAGCGCTGGAGATTTGTGGACAGATACAAGCGTGCCTGGTAAAGATGTTCCTAAGATTTACACGAACGGCAAATGGGAACCTGTGTTGAAGAAAGATGACAAAGAAGTGGAACGCCTTCAAAAAGAATTTGAGGAGCGCAATAGAGAGCATGCTAATCAGTTTGCTGAGGTTATGGAGATTATCAACAAGTCTCAAGTCACAGAAGACACGCTTAGAGATTTGACGGGTAAATTTAGTAACTTGGAAGAGTCTTACAAGAAAATTCAAGAGACTGCAGAAGAGATTCGAGGATTAGGTCAGAGAACAAGAGCGGTAGAGCTTAATATGGAGCAATCCAGCGTTCTGCTTAATGCAATCTCAACATATTTCAACGTTGACGAAGACGGCTTGTTAATTGGTAAAAACGGTGAAAAACTGCAAACACGTTACACAAATGAGCGGATGGAATTTATTGATTCTGGTCGTGTAGTAGCTTATATCTCAGGCCAACAATTAAATATTGTAAGTGCAACATTCTGGAATTCCGTTACTATTGCAAACCATATCTTTGAACGATACAACAGCGAATTTACAGTTATTTCATACGTGGGAGGTGCGGTAAATGGTTAAGATATCAAAAACAACATCAAGTGGATATGTCCGCCTAGTTCTTGAAGTTAACGAGACAGGCACAGATATCACAACTAACACCTCTACAATATCGTGGCAATTATGGCTTGAGAGAGCCAGTGCATGGGCATTCGATTTAAATAACGAATCTCTAGCAGAAGTTGAGATTAATGGTACGAGCGTACTAAGCAAATACGTTAGCTTCGACCTAAGGAATCGAGATTGGGTTACTTTTGGACAGGGAACAATGACGATTCCACACAATGAAGATGGAACCAAGAGTATACCTATTTGGGCGCGACTAACAAACGTTGCGGACCAGGGGAACATCAACTGGTTTAGCGGAACTGTTAATCTATCGAACATTCCTAGATCGAGTGGAATTAAATCTGTAACTGAAACGGAATTAGGAAAATCAATCACGATCATCATCGATAAGAAAGTCGATGAATTTAGACACCAAGTTTCGTGGAGTGTTAACGGGAGCGATTTAGTCGATTTAGGAAGTGGCCACGATACAAGCGTGCAGTTCACAGTCCCAATCGATTACGCTAATCGAATTACCAATAGCGAAACTGGAGCATTAGACGTTCGTGTACGGACGTATAGAGGTAATGAGCAAATCGGAAACGAGGTCTATAAACGTGGCATTCCTATTAAAGTTCCTGCTTCTATCGTGCCAACACTTGAAGACGTCACGATAACTGAAAGAACAGCACGATTAGCAGAATTCATTCCTGTTGGAAACTTCGTTAAAGACAAATCGGTGATGCGTGTTGAAACGAACGGTGCAGCAGGCGCTTACGGCTCAACTATTATATCCACTGAGCTAACTGTGGATAATTTAGTCGTTAGAGCAAACACTGGCGACTTCCCTGCAAACAAGGCTGGTAATTTAGAAGTTACTGCCAAGATTACTGATTCGAGGGGAAGAACCGCCACTAAATCGAAGACAATTAAAGTATGGGATTATTATGCGCCTAAGATTATTGCGTTTCTTGCTAACAGAATAGGAAACGGAACTAATAAAACCATCATTGCAACAGTTGCTGCAAACGTGAGCCCATTAGTGATTGATGGAGTGAATAGAAATCCGTACACGCTCAAAATTCAGTACTCAGCTAAAAAAGCTAATAGATGGATTGATGCAGTTAATCTCACGAATGAGAGTACAGAGAAAATCAATCGTCAAATCGACTGTGGCGCATTTTACGAGCTTTCTAAGGCTTACAATGTTCGATTAGTCATACAGGATAAGTTAAGTGACTTAGTAGACTCTGTGCTTCTAGTGCGCTCATCTAGAGTTCTTTGGGCATGGGGCGATAATCGTGCTGCTGTAGGAGGATTCCCAGAGTTGGATGGGCACTTCGAGTCGCATCTTCCAGTAGCATTCCATAGTAGCTTAAATGTTGAAGATGGCATTATGTCTAATGGAAAGCCAATTCAGGAATTTGCATTGACATCAAGGGATGGTAAATCACTGAAGTACAATGGCAATCTCAACAATTTAAAAACAGCAGGTGGATACCATGCTTTTGGTGTTCAAAGCAATCCGTCTGGTACTAATAACTACGGCTATGTGAATGTGATTACTCACAGCACAGATAACGGATATTGCGTTCAATTCTATGTACCGTACAATGCAGATCAGCTCTATATGCGTAGGTGTGATACCAATCGTTGGAGCGATTGGATTAGAGTAGTAACCACGGGTGTTGATACTGGATGGAAAACTGCTAGCTTGCAAAATGGATGGCAGCATCATACAGAATATGGAACAGTTCAATATTCTAAGTCGATTGATGGCATTGTTTATTTAAGAGGAACGGCTAGAAGTGGCTCGACTGTACAAAATACTCCTGTATTAGAATTGCCAACAGAATGCAGGCCAACTAATCAAATATACGTTTCCGGAATAAATAATAGTTTTGGTTCGGCGGTGTTGAGTATCACAGAACGTGGGGCAGTAATAGTAAAAAGTGGAGTAGATTCACAATGGCTCAATTTTGATAACATTAGCTTTAAGATTTAGGAGGTAACAATTATGGAATTAGATACTATTAAAACTAGAATTACATCACTAGAAGCAAAAGTGAAAACTAAACAAGAAGAAATCAACAGACTAAACGAAGAAAAGGCTCAGTTCGAGCAAAAAGCTCAGAGTTTAAACGATGAGATTCAACGTTTAGAGCAAGATAACTCAAATAAACGTGAGGAAATCAAAAAATACAAAACAGTTGTAGAGATTATGGAGTTGTAATAGATGGTAGATGTAGAATTTAACGTATTGACCATGCATTTGCAAGGGTTAATGCGCAGTCCGTATATTCAAATTTTGTTTTGGTTAATTTGCTTTGATGTGGTGTCCGGCTATATCAAAGCTTTTAAATTGAAAAAATTTGATAGTAAAACGAGCACGAATGGACTACTCAGACATTTTCTTGTCATATCAGTAGTCATGATAGTTGCCCTATATGCTAGAGCTCTCAATCATAGGGAGATAGGAATAACTACATGTATATTCTTCATTATGAGTTATGTCGGTTCGTTGATGGAAAACTGGGAAGCGTTGGGCTTGCCATTTCCCGAAGCGTTGAGACCGTACATCAACCAAATGCGAAAAAATCAAGATAAGAAATTCCAAAAAATAATCGAAATTGAAATCGAAAAGAAAGAGGATGAACAATAATGGAACAATTACAAACAACTATCGTAAATGGAGTTATTAGCATTTTAGTCGTATTGATTGGATTAGCTTTCACAGGGGTGAAGGGCTTCATCGAAACTAAAGCTGCTGAATTAAAAGCTAAAACGGATACTAAGAACTATGAATTGGCTAAGTCTATTGCGAACACAGTCGTTGGCGCAGTGGAACAAATCTTCAAGGATGTGCACGATGCAAGCCAAGACAAATTCCAAGCAGCATTCGACAACTTAACAAAAGAATTAGAAAAAGCTGGAATCAACTTGGATAGCGAATCTAAGAAAGTCTTAATTGAATCTGTTGTTAATGGATTCAACGAATTAAAGAAGATTGAAGGCTAAGAACACGAATCCATAGAGGACTCATTGCGAGTCCTCTTTTTGTTTAAAGAAAGGAGGACGTATGGAAAAAGTAATTGAAAAACATTTAAGTGTTACGTCCACTAATAGAGGCGTTGAAAAATTAGATCATGAGATTTATAGCCAAGACAAAGGGACAGCGGTGTTCAGATTCACCACTGACGAACTAACAGTCTCAAAGGTTCTTTGCTTATTTTATTTTAAAGAAACAAAGCGCTATAGAACTGTAGAGGCAGCAATCGAGGGTAATGCGATTACGATTCCATTCGACAGCACATCAATCATTACTGATGAATCAGTGATTGGTTATATCTATTTTGAGAAAGTGGAGCAATCTACCGACGTTTACGCATTTGCATTTAACGTGTGGCTCAGCGCTATTGATAAGGCTAGAAAAACACCATTAATCGAACGTGCAACAGGTCGCATTGTGGATGTTGAAGATATCGTTACTAAGAAAGAGCTAGATGTACTATTTGCAAAAATTAAAGAGCAAGGTGGAACTTACGATGATAGCAATCTACGTACTGAGATTGGGCGTATTTCAACCGAAATTGAGACTTTAAAGACAAAGACGGATAAAGACACTATATATGACGATAGTGCCTTAAAACAGCGTGTAACAGCGTTAGAAAATAAGACAGATAATGATACTGTATATAACGATGCAGAAATCAAGCAACGTTTGGAAGTTTTGGAACATAAACCAAGCGTGAATACTAGCGAATTAGTTACCAAGCAAGAATTGGAATCTAAAGGCTATTTAACCGAGCATCAATCATTGTCTAACTATGCGACGAAGCAAGAAATACCGCAACCATACAATGATGCAGAATTAAAAGAGCGGGTAAGCCGGTTAGAAAATAAGCCGGCTATTGATACTTCAAATTTTGTAACAAATGATGTTTTAGCGGGCAAAGGGTATCTTACCGAACATCAAAGCCTAGAGGGTTATGCTAAGAAGTCAGAAATCCCTCAAGCTTATAACGATACTGAAGTTAAGCAAAGGCTTTCTACTATTGAGCAAAAAGGGGAAAGCTACGCAACTAAAGAACAACTTGCATCTATTCCTAAAAATCCTCAAAAATTGAGCTTATCTGGCAACACGCTCATTCTTTCAGAGGGCGGTGGAAGTGTTGTACTTCCAGCTTCTGGTCAAAATGAATCAAAATCATCTAGTGAACTCATTGGCGAGGGGATGCCAAACGGTAAAGTCGATGGTACTATCGGACAGACATACGTTGATACACGTAAAACAAACGGTGCGCTGAAATGGATTAAACGTACCGCTTCAGGGAACCAAGGTTGGGCTGTGCTAGATGGTGATACTGGTTGGAAAAATGTAAACATACTTTCTAAACTAGGCAATTCTAGCATGCGTATCCGCAGGATTAACGATACGGTATATTACCAATTCGGCGGACTACAATGGGGTTGGTTTGGGATTGTTCGTCGTGGTAATCCGGCATTTGTCGCACACCCAGGAAACCGTGACAAGAAATGTTTCATCTTATCGAATGGTGGTATACCTTATGGATACAGAACCGCCAATTCGCTAATCGGTCAAATCTTCAATGACGATGGTATACCGTACGGAACTTGGTATGTCGGTGGACAGGGCGATGCGAATCATTTACGATTCCAATTCACAGACCCAGTACCAACAGATCGTGATATCGGAGATATCAGGGTTTCTTCAATATCTTATATTACAGACGACCCTTGGCCATTAACATAGCCATAATTAAAAGGAGGAATTTTTATGTTTACTTTAACGCAAGCAATCAATTATGTAAGAAATTTAGCAGACAACAACATTGGTGTTAACTTTGACGGGTGGTACGGTTGGCAATGTTGGGATTTAGTAGCAAAAGTAATGTATGAAGCTACTGGGAAAGTAGTTAATGGAAATGCTATTAATTTACCTGAATCTGCTGAAGCTCAAGGACTTAATGTTATTCAAGAAGGTCCGGGAGTTATCGCAAAAGCTGGTGACATCTTTGTAATGGATGTTCCAGGTTCGCCTTATGGGCATACTGGTGTAGTAATCGAAGATAGTGACGGCTACACTCTTAAGACTATCGAACAGAACGTAGATGGAAACTGGGACTATCTAGAAAACGGTGGCCCTGCTCGTTATCGTACACGCTCATACGCAAATATGGTCGCATTTATTCGTCCAGATTATGCTACTGATTCAGAAAACGTCCAACGGCCTAGCGGTTGGATTGAAGACGAAAAGGGTTGGTGGTATAAAAACGATGACGGATCTTACCCTAAATCAAAATGGGAAAAGATTAATGGAAGTTACTTCCGATTTGATGACAATGGCTATGCTCTTGAAAACACTTGGTACCAAGACGCTGAAGGCTTATGGTATTGGTTAAAGCCAGGAGGATTCATGGCTGTAGGTTGGCAAAACATCAACGGTAAGTGGTACTTCTTCAATAACGTTGGAGAAATGGTTACTGGTTGGATTCAGTATTTCGACAAATGGTACTATTGTACAAACGAAAATGGAGACATGGTTTCCAAGGAAGTACGTAAGATTGGTGATAAATTCTACTACTTTAAAGAAAATGGTGAGATGCTAGATCGTGCTGCAGTCTATGTAGACGAAAATGGTGCAATCCATTTCGAAGAATAACGAAACAAGCCTACCTTAAATGGTAGGCTTTATTTTTTTTGCGCATTTTTAAAGAATCGAGTTGTTCCGTTTTTGTTCCGTAAAAGTAGAAAACGTAAGAATTAGCAAGAAGTGAAAACGTTGATATGATAGTAAAAATCAATGTTATGAAACGCTATGAAACGTTAATTGTAGTCTGTAGGGGGCATTTTTTATTGCTTTTAAAGTTGAGAAATGTTGATATATCAATGTTTCTCAATTTTTTTATACCCCAAAAAGTGAAAAGTGTTTAGAAAAGAGTTTAGATTCCCCATGACTTTTTCAAGAAT